TAACAACAACCTCACAATAATACAAAAGGGAGTCAGTAATGACTCCCTTTTTTGTTAAATAAACACAGTGAAATCATTCTTGCAGTTTTTTTTAGAATATAGACACCATGATGCTACTGGTATGCCTAAACTAAGTCCTTTTGAAAACAAAAAAGGAGGAAGTGATGCAGTTAGACCATTGGATCGAAAAAACATCAGTACAGAAGGACCATATCAGCAAAGTGTTCAATTGGGGCAGAGATTTGTTGGAAGGAATCAAATTGCACCTAAGTTACAAGAACTGTTTCAATCGACCCAAAGTTTGGACAATTTTAAACATGGTGAAATTTTAAAAATTAAAAACAGCGATCTTGGATTACAATTGCTATTGACCAACAATATACCGACAGCAATTGTCATCAAGGTTAAATAATCATATGGGATGCCCTGTAACACCTTTGTCTTGCTTGACACCGTCGAATATATTCGCTGGCGTATATAACGTGAATTGTGGTCATTTTGCAGATCCATCACGGTTTCAAGCAGAACGAGCACTCTACAACAGTGGTATTGCTGAATTGATTAATAATTACGGAGTTGAAATCGAATATTATGTCAACACATACAATTTATCTGCCGCAAATAACTTCTATGGGGAACATCCAACTGCACCTTACTATGGACCTGTTTCTGTGTATGCTTACATTCAGTATGAACACGGTGGCGTACCTTTAAATATCTATGGCTGGGACCCAGATGATACAGTCACAATGTATATTCACATAAATGCATTTACTGCGGCATTCAGTGCGAGCAATATACACGCAACAAACGGGCAGCGTATTGAGCCAAAAGCTGATGATGGTTTTATTTTGACACCTTTTGGTTGTGATAGACCCGCTGGTAGAAAAGCAAAACGTTTTGTTGTCACAGAAGCTATCGACGAAGATGGATCTACAATAAACCCACTCGGTGGTCATTATGTGTGGAAAATTCACGCCAAACGCTTTGACTTCAGCTACGAAGCTGGGTTTGATCCAGAAACCGAAAATGAATTGGTGTATGATAATACATTCACAGGAACTGTATCTTCATCCATTTATATTCCATACACCGATACAATCCAACTGTCATCCCCGCCAAAAACATATGACTTTGATGTGGATGAGTATGTCAAGGAAAACATATTTGACAACACCGTAAATAATACGTCTGTGTATGGAGAATATTTTTGATGAGCGATTTCATTAAATATTCGCACAATGAACAAAGCAAAATTATTAAAAGGCTTTCACCAGAAATACAATGGTATTCTTGATGCATTAGAAGAGTTTCAAGATTTCTTGGATTCCACGGAAGATGAAGAATTATCGACGTATGGTAATCTTTTACACAAACAGACTCTTGACTTTTTAGAGTCCAATGAGTATATTACTGTACATGAAATCCAATCCTTCATCGAAGACGAATACGAATAAGCAAATTCTAATACTGGGAGGCGGTTATATTGGCTCCCACCTCAATCATCACCTGATCAAAGCGGGTTACGTTACAAAAGTCATCACCGCAAATGATGTCAATTATCATGACAAAAAAACATTCTGGAATTTTGTCGTTCGGGATTTTACGCCAGCATATGTAATCAATTGCAGTGGATTTACTGGTCGTCCAAACGTAGACGAAGGGGAATCTAAAAAAGAACTCTGCTGGTTGCTAAACGTGCTATCACCCATGCAATGCGCAGACGTTTGTGCAGCAAATGGCATTCGATACATTCATATTGGGAGCGGATGTATCTATACAGGGTATGATAAAGATTACGCAGAAGAAGATGCTCCAAATTTTGGCTTGTTTGATACCGCCAGTTCATTTTACAGCAAGACCAAACATGCATTTGAGGTGATGAGTAAGAATCATCCTGTTAAAATCATTAGAATTCGAATGCCGATCAGTAAATTGTCAGATTCTCGTAGTTTTTTGACAAAAATCAAAAATTACAACAACATCATCGATTTTAAAAATAGCAAAACGTATATTCCAGACCTATGTAAGTTCGTAGAGGTTTTGTTAGAGAATGAAACCTTAAATTGGACATCTCAAGACATTTATAACGTAGTGAACCCCCATCCTTTGACGACATTAGAGGTCATGATCATCATGAAAGAGTTTGGATTGCATAATCCCGATTGGAAAATTGTAAAAATTAACGAACTCGACTTAAAAACAGGCAGAAGTAACTGTGTGCTATCCAATGAAAAAGCATCTGCTCTATTGACATTCCGTCCAGAGTCTGATATCATCAAAGAAGCACTTTATGGTTAAAAAAGGTATAATACTAGCAGGGGGTAAAGCAACAAGACTATATCCACTCACTCAATTCGGGGTCTCTAAACAGCTTTTGCCCGTATACAACAAGCCTGTCATCATGTATCCATTGGCAACATTGCAAAAGATGGGGTATATGGAGGTTGTTGTTATTTGCGCAAGCGTTCACCAGCAAAATATGTTTGAAATGTTGCTTGGGGATGGGTCAAAATTCAATATGAAGCTCAATTATGTTGTGCAAACTGCGCCTAATGGCTTACCAGAAGCATATTTGTATGCTGAGCCATGGGTAAAAGACGCTGACTCAATTGCACTAATCCTTGGTGACAATATTTTCATCGGAGATGACAATTTGAATCGTTCAGCTAATGCTTGCTTTACATACAAAGTTAGAAATCCACAGGATTATGGCGTTGCTATGATGAAAGATGACAAGTTGGTATCTATTGTAGAAAAACCTGTTGAATTTATTGGAGATGACGCTGTCGTTGGTTTATATGTAACGTCCCCAGAAGCAATTGCTATTGCAAAAACCCTAAAGCCATCTAAGAGGGGGGAGTTGGAAATCGTAGATTTGCTCAATACATTACATAAAAACGATAATCTTGATGTCGTTAGACTAACAGATACAATGTGGTTTGATGTTGGGTCATTTGACTCTCTGCTGGATTGTGCTAATATGGTGCGGACAATCGAAACTCGATCAACAAAAACACTCGGACCGATATTTTATGAGCAATAATTGGAAAAACATTTGGTATAGTAAATACAGACCTTCAAAATTGGATGAAATGTGCTTGACTGAAAGCGCAAGAACCACAATTCAAAAGGCAGTATCAGAAGGAATTGGGCATTTTTTGTTCAGTGGACCTCCAGGAACTGGAAAAACCACAATGGCAAAGGTGCTTGTGACGGATATTCTTGAATGTGATTATATCTACATCAATGCATCAGATGAAAATGGCATTGATGACATTCGTGGAAAAGTTACAAACTTCATCCAAACTAAGAGTTTTGATGGTAGTATGAAGGTTGTAGTATTGGATGAGGCTGATGGTCTATCAAAAGATGCACAACGCTGCTTGCGCAATGTTATGGAGGAATATGACAAGTATGCCAGATTCATTCTAACAGCAAATGAAAAACACAAAATCATCGCTGCTGTGCAGTCTCGCTGCGAGCGGGTTGATATTCGACCAACACTGAAGGCTGTCGGTGCTCGTTGTATGCATATTCTAAAAACAGAAGGCATCAAAATCACCAGTGAGCAATCTGGTAAATTGGCATCTCTCATCAAACAAAATTTCCCAGATGTTCGCAAATGTATCAATGCGATTCAACAACACTGTATTGATGGAGAATTGCAAATTCCAGATGCCAAAGAGTCTAATCAACTTGTTGAAAGAATTTGGAATGGTATTGTTGCTAAAACGTCACTAAAGACCAGAAAATATCTTATTGAGAATGAAGCGACATTTGATGCTGATTATGATATGTTGTTGAAAGAATTGTTGGAACATATCTACAGTGCTGATATTGATGAAGCACAAAAAAAACAGGCTATTATACAAATTGCAAATAGCCTGTTTGAAAGTTCTCAAGTTATTGACAAAGAAATCAATGCATTTGCATGTATCTTGTCGCTTGAGGATATTATTAAGCAGTAGCTGGGGCAGCAGCTTGTGCAGGAGCACCAGCTTGCGCAGGGGCGGTTGCAGCGGTTCTAGCTTTGTTGAAAGCTTGACCAACGCCACCAGTGAACCCTTGTTTGTTAGCTGCGCCTTGGAAAGTTTGAGCAGATTGAATTGCAGTTTTCAACTCATCCATAATTTCAGCCAATGTCATGTCATTTACTGGCTTTTGAGCAGCAATCAAACCATTGTTCTGAGCATCTGTTACCAATTTAAGCAATTGATTTGCACTTTCTGATGCTTTAAGAACAGCTTGCTGAGATGCTTTGGTAACTTCAGCAGTATTATACATTTCTTTTGTATTGTCAGCAATTTGACCTGCTGCGGCTTTAACTCCACTAGCGACACCACCAATTGCATTAGCTGCGGTTCCAGCTGCTGCTTTAGTTTTATCCGCGATGTTTTGACCTGCTGCTTTGAGCCCTTTACCTGCCACACCTGCCAGATTTCTAAGACCTGCGAACAGTTCTTCGATAACTCCATCAACATAAACAGCTTCGGAAAGAGTCATGTATTGCAGTTTATTGTTCAGTTGAGGAATAGTCATGTTTCCAATCTTTTCTTCAAGCAATTGAACACCATAGGCTTCGGAAAGAAGCATTTGATCCATTTTAGTTAATCTAGCCATGTTATTATTTAATGTTTTGGTTTTTATTTTTTAAAATTATGATGCATATGCAACAACTTCAAATGCAGCGTCTTCACCAGTTCCACCTAAATTCTCCCAGTTGAAGCTAATTCTGCTGTTTTCAATTTCTGGTTCTTCATTAAATGGGTCTTCGCTCATATTCTTTTTACGAAATGTTAATAAGTTTTGACCTTTGAACCCCCCGCTATGCTTGGCGTAATGCGCTTTAGGTATTCTTTCATCGTATACTGCATCCAACGAATAACCCAAATTATCCAATACTTCAGTCAATTTGTTGATAGCTCTACCAACAGTTGGAAATCTACCGTTTCCATCCAACCCCGCTTTGGTTATTGCATTGGTGATCATTTGACGCTCTCTATCAGTGATCATGTCGTCTTTGGTAGACGTTGCTTCATACAACATGCCAAGATTTGCCATATCATTTTTAAGAATCGTCGACTCGCCAGCAAGTTTCAGATCAGTTGGTGTGTTTTTACCGTTACCTTTATCGGTTAATCTTGTGATGTTTTTGGAATAATCGTCGACTGGTCTTGGTTTGATATTTACGATGTCTTTGCGTTTAAATTCATCTGCAACTTTTGGCAGATTTACACCATCACTATCTACCAAATCAACCATATCCAATGTGATTGTCACTGTATTATAGATACGACGACCACCTTGGTCTGCACCAACTGTAATAGTGGTGTCTTCTGTTGTTTTGAATTGGTTTCCTGCACTTGCGCCAGAAAAACGATCACCCACTTGTGTGATTACGATATTCAAACCGCATGTAGCCAACTCATCAACAGCTTGTTTTAGCTCGGTGGACATGTCTTTGTATGTTGGAGATGACTTATAGTTCTTTTTAAATTCTACAATATCTCCCGCCTTGTATCCACCAACGTTATTGGCT